AACGAATATAGCGCTGAAGATGTAATTTAAACATAGCCAATAATCAAAGCCAAACTTTAAGACAGCATATCCTAACGCTGCAGCATAGCCGATTATAGACATAAAACATAGACCTATACTCACGTCTTCAACTGATTTCGTTCGAATAGACTTTATTATTTGTGGCCAAAAACATCCGATAAAACAGATGTTATATATTATTCCTAAGGTGTTTTCAACAAATCCACTCATATAGATCCTTCCAATTTTTTACTCGAGTTACGTTATCGTTTACGTTATAATATTTATTGTATGGTTGATTTAAGAGAAAAGACTTTAGTCCAAGGTTAGCTCCTACTTCAGCGTTTTCGGGTTTATCCTCAACCCATATGAATTCTGAATCTTCGTACCTCTTTAGCGCTTCTGTCTTATCAGCACCACAATCAAGACACTCGATTCGCTCAAATACACCATCACCAAATACTCTTTTTAGATTTTCTTCGCGTAGTCGTTGAGCATAAGGTTCTGTTCCAAGAGATGTAATGCAATGAAATACTGCGCCGTGTTCTTCGTGTAACTTACGAACATACTTAATCGCATCGCCCAATGGAGGTAGAAAACCAATAGCAGCTGATTCGTTAAAGTGTCTTACAAGAACATCTGCTTCTTCGTCTGATATACCATACACTTCTGAAACTTTATACGAAATCTGAGAGCTTTTCTTAAAGCCTTTACGTTTCATCCACCATTCAAACGAGTGAACCCACGATAGGAGCACTCCATCACAATCTGTTAATATAATCATTGTATAAATTTTCGCATTGCAGCACTCATCTTATGCATAGATGTTTGAAAATCTTCAGGATCAGGCTGTTCTTCTTTTTCAATATTTTGTAGTGTTCCAAGTAATCTAAAACAAGCTTCACTTAAATCGCTTATTGGATCGCTAGGAGGAGTTGGATCTTTCGGGTTCATTTTCTATTTTCGTAATAATAAGTTAGTTCTTCAATCAAAGGATCAATCCAATCTTCTTTGTTTTCTTTAAAGATAATTGGCTTAGGATCTCCATCAACTACCATCAATGTGACGAGTTGATCAATCGCAATTCCAGTACGTTCTTCAAACATGATAGCATAGGCACATTCTTGCATAAAGTAAGAACTAATTTCGCTACGTTCTTTAACTCTACCAGCTGTTTTAAAATCGACGATAGATAGTTTACCATCAAATTCAGCGATGCAATCTACTCGTCCTGCAACCTTAAGCTTATCTGAATAAAGAGGGCATTCTTGCATATAGACTTTACCTACGTTATCATCAATTACTTCTTTTAATGTGTTCCAACTATATTGAACATGCGGCATTTTATCGCCTGGTGTACGAATAAAGTCTTCTTCATTATTGATATACCTTTCGGCAATATTGTGAACTGCGGTTCCACGTGTTGTAGCATGACGGGTGATCCTCTTAGCTTCTTCTTCACCAATACTTTTACGCCACTTAGCCCACTTCCAACGATCCCTATAACCAAGTGCAGTCGTAATCGAAGGATACTTTTCACCTTCAGGCGTAACGTAAGTACGCCCTGATTTAAGTGTTTCAGCCTTAAGATCTTGATAGCCAAGATCGACGTTTTCATGTATGAATTTAGTAGTGTTCAATTGTGTTTTCCTTTCCAGATGCTTTTTTAATTCCTTTGAGAACGTCATTCCATTCAGATCCTGCTCGTTTAATCGTTCCTACAGAGCCTTCAAAACTTAATCCTGGTGCAGTCATTGACCTTTCAACCAATCCTTCACACTTTTTAGAGTCTTTACAATATTCTTTAGGTGTAGGTTTTCCAACATTGATATCGCGATCTGCCATAGGATGTTGTTCTTCCCATATGACGCCGCATTTACTACATGTGTAATCGTATAACATAATTTTTAGGCGATGAACCAATGTGGAGTAGTACGTTTTGACCAAGCCATACTGAATCTTTCTTGTTTTGTTTTGTAAAAGGCACGGTATGACTTAACGGGATCGTCAAACATACATTCTGGATTTGATTTCATAGCCAATGGAAACTTAGTCAGTTTGCCATTTGGAATATTTGCTGGTGCATCGAACAATTCTTTACGAAGAATTTGATCTGTTTTGTGAACTTTACCATAGCGATATGTATACTCGTCACATAGGGCATCAAACAACTTCCAATGCCAACGATAGTTTTCGAGCGTTTCCATAGTCCATACTGTACAAGGATGATACTTATGAACTGCCTTGTAAAGTACATTTTCGCGGTCATCAGACAAAGCATAGTATTGTTGAATTGTTTTACCTGATACTGAACGGCGTTTTTCTGCCTTGCCGTCAAGCATGCGATGAGCAGTTGACAACATTTGTGCAGATTCAATAATCATTTTTACTACGTGTTTATCGCAGTGTTCTTGAGCAGCGATTACTGGATCTTTATTGAGTACAAATACATTCATAATATAATTATAACATAGTTACGCAGTTTGTACACTATTTTAGCAATTCAGGAAATGCTGCTTCAACGAGACTTTTTGTAATTTTACGATACTTCTTGTTTTGAAGATTTGTGATAGTTCCATCTTTAGCAGCGCATAGTATGTTAGCATCTTCTTCGTGGATTTGTTCTAAAATACCAATAAAGATTTTTTCTTTCTTTATTTGAGAAATTTTATTCGTTACTACACACATCCCTATAGGTTTAAACGCATTAGCGAGAGGTGCAGGTTCACGGCCTTCAGGGCACTCTTCAAATGGCGGCCTTCCCTTAGGTAACGACAATTGAATTTTATCATTATAGCAAAGTTGTAAAACCGTTTTTACTTGTTTAAACGCGTTTTTCTTTAAGTACTCGATACGATCATTACGATCTTCAAGTTTACATACTTCTTCGAATACTTCGTGAATATATTTTTGAAATGTTGGTTTTTCCATAATTTAATTTAGTTGACAAAGAAGTCTTTTGCCGATTCTACAAGCAAACTGCATCTTTTAGTTATTAGATAATTCAAGACTTTATTATTTGATTTGCCTTGTTGAGATTTATATTTATCCACGATATTAGATTGAATATCTGCAGGGATACAGTCTAAGTCGATCATAAGTTTGTTGCGGCAATAGTTTCTATATTGCTCTTGTGTCATTACATCTTCATCGCACAGATTAGGATATGCTTTGTACCATTCTTGAATCTTTTTAGTACGTAAAGGCGTTTGGCGCAAACCATCGCTGAATGTGTTATCAGCACTGAGCATGTTTGGTACACCATCACTTACATCACCTTTACAAATGTGTTCGAACTTATAGTAAACAGGATCGTCGACCTTTAAGAAGTTACGCTTCATAGGACTAAACTGTTTGACGTTTGAATAACGATGCAGTTGAATAAAGTCTTTATCAGAAGAAACAATCATGACTGGCTCGTTTTGGCCGAATTCTTGAGTAGATTCTACTAGTACACCAATCACATCATCTGCTTCTGCACGGTCTACATGAACTACAGGATAAGCCATTTCCTCAGCGATTTCATCACGGATGCCATTAAGAAACCCAAAGAACTTGCCCCAATCGAGTGGTGATTCTTCGCGGGATGATTTGCGTTTTGCTTTGTACTGAGGGTACTTTTCCTTACGCCAGGATGTACTATCGCAGGCCAGTATCATAGGCCCGTATTCATCTCTGAATTTGACATTGTACCTCCGAAGGGAGTTTAATATCATATGACGAATAAGGCTTTCTTCAACCTCGTCCGGACGATCTTGTGAAAATATTGCGGCGATCGCAATACCGCTATAATCTACTATTATCATAATTTAGTGTACTTTTACTTGATTTAGTATCTATTATAAACCAAGTTTGAGGGTTTGTACACTGTTTAGTTACTCAAAATCTTCTGCACTAAGATCCTTTAAATGACCTCTGTGAATCTTTCCGCCGAAAAAGGCATTATGATATTCTTCAGGTTTAAGAAGAGCGTGGGTATTCATTTGTTCATAGCATTCCATATAACTCATTACTCCTTTAGATTTACATAGATGGATGATTTCACGATGGAAGTGGTCTAGGCCGTTTTCTTCTACAATCAATTTTACGGTTTCGCTTGACCCACAATACGTTTTCCAATCAGATTCTTTTAAAGATCGACGTTTACGAGTTTTGCCTTTCAGAGGTGGTTTGGTCACTTTAGAAAAGAAGTTCTTTTTCCCAATGTATTTCATGCCTGTAGAAGTATCTGTAACTACGTAGACAAAGCCCACATTATCACCGATCATTTCACTACTAAACTCTTTACCTTTGTAACTCCACATGGAGTTATTTATTAATTTTCGTTGTGCCAACAATCAAGTAAACATTTTGGTAAATTCCACTTATGTTCTTTTCTAGCAATTCTTCTTTCATAAATTTTTTGAAAATGTGGATTGTTTTTCCAGTCTTTTGGCCAAGATGCATCCACAAAACCATGATTTGATTTTGCCCATTTTGTGTGAATAAAAAGAGGCTCATCTGTTTCTATTATTTTATAAGGGCGTAATGTACTAGGCTCTTTCGCTTCACTGTTTTTACCGTTTATATAATTAGCCCTTTTGTATAATCTTATTTCAGTAGCACAGAATTCTCTATCACCAACATGATATATGTCTTTAACCACATCAATGCCAGAAAAGCAAAGACACGCGTTATCTTTAATCGCTTTTTTAAACCAGCTTTTGCAGGTGTCCATCGCGATCATGTCTCCATCCCACTTACACACCCATTCACATGACGCTTTATCGAAACACCAGTTGTAAAACCAGGCGCGAGAATATTTATCGTAAGGTTGATTATCGTGTCCTGGGCCGTTTGGACGACTTTCGTGTTCATAGTGATAATATTTTACTTTATCATGTTTAGATGACCAAGCTTTACAAATTTCAATTGTATTATCTTTTTGTACGCCTTGTGTGCATAATAGTATTTCGTCGAAAATATCTAAAATAGATTCTAAACATTTAGGTAACCACTCTTCTTCGTTACTTAATCTTAAAACGCCAGTAACGCTATTCATCCCATTCGATCTCTTCTGGCTCACCATTAAATTCTTCTGCGCACATTGGGCAGAAGTTAGGTTCTAAAAAGTCAGGCGATTCGTCTTCGTCAAATTCGATGTGGACGTGGATTTTGCATCTGGCACAATATAGTTTTTCAGCGTACATATTAACCTTCGCAAGAAGTGCAGGTGAGTAGATTGCGCGATAGTTCTTGAGAAGGATTGGTTCCACGATGATAGTAAAGTGTCTTTACACCTTGTTCCCATGCGTAAATAAGAAGTTGATTTGTATCACGTGGTGGTGTCTTTGGGTGAATCATCAAATTAATACTCTGTGATTGATCAATGTATTTTTGGCGAATACCTGTTTGTAGAATAACTTCCTTTTGAGAGATTTCACCAAAGGTTTTAAATACATCTTTCTCATGATCTGATAAGAACATAAGGTGTTGAACACTTCCACCTGTTACAAGAATAGATTTCCAAACGTCTTGTGTATCGTGTCCGTAATTGTTTAATACTTCTTTAAGGTGAGGATTCTTATAAGTAAACTTACCTTTAGCCAAATCTTTGACAAAGTAGTTACTATTCAAAGGTTCAATGCTAGGCGATACTTGACCAAGAATAAAAGAACTTGAAGTCGTAGGTGCAATTGCTTGCGTTGTCATATTCCTACGACCTGATCCTTTAAGCTTTTCAGGTTCTCCTAGTGTTTTAGCCATTTCGGCAGAAGCAGCCAAGCTTTCAGTTTCCATATGATTAAAGATCTGATTAGTTAGCATCTTAGCTTCTAAACTCTCGAAGGCTACACTCTTAGATTGTAAGAATGAGTGCCATCCAAGTACACCAATTCCAAGTGCACGTTGTTCCATCGAGAACTTACGAGGCGCTTCCATAAATGGTAAACCTTCTGTCTTATCAATAAACTCTTCAATTACAGTGTCAAGAAAACGAGTAAGAACTTGTACAGCATCTGTTTCTTTCCACTCTTCATAATGCAATAGGTTCATAGATGATAAACAACAGACAAACGATTCTTCTTCAGTTGTTGATAAACAAATTTCAGAACATAGATTAGATGCATATATCTTATCGCTTTCCTTTGGTTTATTCTTATTCACTGTATCACTAAACATGATATAAGGATAACCACTCTCATAACGTTTTTGGACGACTTTACCCCAAATCTTACGTTTATCTTTATCACCATCAATCATTTCTTTCATGAACTTATCACTGACTGTTACGCCAATTGACATGTTCTGAATAGGATTACCATCGCCACGTATTTGAAGAAACTCTAAAATGTCAGGGTGTTCAATTGGCATATAACCAGCGAAAGAACCTCGGCGAACGTTTGACTGAGAAACAACGTTCGTCATAGTTTCAAACAATTCCATGAAATGCACAGGACCATTTGAATTACCACCTGCAGATATTTCAGAACCACGACTACGTAGTTCTCCAAAGTATGCAGATGTTCCTCCACCCATCTTAGTCATCATGCCGACCTCGGCCTGTTTACCTAAAATAGATTCCATGGTGTCGCCAATAAAAGATCCAAAGCAAGAAATGGGTAAGCCACGTTTAAGCCCATAATTTGCCCAGATAGGTGAGGCAAGTGAATACCATCCCTTCTTCATATAATCTTCAAACTTGTCTGCAAATCCATCTTCGCCCAATGTTCTTTGAGCTTTAAGCGCGATTTGTCTTACACGTTTTTCAGGTGTTTGACCTTCTGTTAAGTACCCACGCTCAAGAAATAAACGCGAGTCTTTATTCAACCAATAATAATCTTCCATAATATATCTATACCTTTAAAATAGGTCGTCTTCGTCGTATGATTTGTCTTTCTTCGAATATTCAGTAGGTCGTTTAAAGAAGAAGTCAGTAGCAGTGTTGCCTAATACATCTTCATCAAACCACTCTGTTTTTGCAAGCAACTCTTTATCGATATCATCAAACACTGGCTCAATGCCAATCTGTGTTAATGAGTCGTTTAATCTGTTTTTAATGAAGCTATGCATGATAGGAGAACTGAGGTTCTCCGATTGATAACCATTTACAGACCACTCGATAATTTTAGATTCTGCTTTAAATGCTTCAACACATTCAGAACGAATACGTTCGATAAGCTCTTCATCAAAAAGCTCAGGATGTTCTTCGCGGATAACGTTTATTAGCTTTACGCCTACCATAGCATGAAGCATTTCTTCTTTTGAGGTGTACGCTACTTGCTGAGCAACATCCTTCAATTGATTCTTAAAACGATTAAAGTAGTTAATA